CAAGCACGGCTGATCTTATCGCTACTTCCTTTGAAGAAATAGGAACTGATGGTTGGTATAGAGCATCGATTGCCTTTACCGCTCTTGACACTAACGATGTTCAAACGCTGACCTTAGAGCCTGATCGAACTGGAAACGGAAAGACAGTCCTTGCGTTTGGTGCTCAACTTGAGGAAGCAACTAATTACTTTAATGAAGGTACTCAAATTATAAACGATACCTTTTCAAGCAACTCAGGGTGGACTTTAAATGTTGGAGCAGGTATTAACAGTACTGTTGGTATCGAAAATAATTCTCTTAAATTCAACGTAATAGACAATGGGTACGTTAGAGCCACTAAATCTATAACTTACGATCAAAATAAATACTATATTTTGACGGCTACAGTGAATGGAACGGCAGGGAAGGCTATGAGATTTAGAGACGATTCTGGAGATTTAGGAGGCTTAACTGATGGATTTGACCCTCCTTCTGGAGCAGGAGGTAAGGTTGATGGTAGGGTTACGATGACTGGAAGTTCTCAACAAGTTTCGTTCACTTGGATACCTACTGCTCAGTCAGATGAGATAATCATAGAACGTCATTCCTCTGGCACTTATGAATTCACTGTTGATGATTTATTAATTAAAGAATACGACCCTCTTTATCAGGATGATTTCACAACCGACACTTCATGGAACACAAGCCAAAGCGGTAGTAGTACAGTCACAATCCCTTCAAATGGCAAAGGTTTACTTACAATAGTTAGTACGGCATATGCTAGTATGGCTAGAAATCTTACTTATGATGAAGGAAGCAGGTACAGAGTAACAGCAACTATAAATGGAACTTCGGGCAACACAGTTCGATTTCGTGATACTTTCACAACTTCTCCAGCAGGTGGCTTACAAGCCAACGCTACAGGAACGCAAACAGAAGGAAAGGTGACTTTAAATGGTTCAGATCAAGATATCTCTCTTGATTTCACAGCGACATCAGCTTCGGATAAAATTATCTTTGAACGAGACGGCTTTTCTGGAAATGGAACCTGTACAATAGATAATTTAATTGTTCAAAAATTAATCCCTTCAACAAGCGAATACATCAGCACCCCCGTAGTGTCCAATGATGGTTTGACCTTCACTGAAACAACCCTTGATACCTTTGTTGGCGGTGAGAATTTGATAATTCGCAGCACTTACACATCAGGACAATCAGGAACTTCTTGGAATGCAGGAACAACTTTAAGTGAAGCAAGTAGCACCGAAACTTCACCAACAGGAAGTCAAGATGCCTTCAAGCTGTTAGAAACAGCCACGACTCAGGAACACGCAATAGTTGACTATATGCAGATGCAACCAAGTCAGACCTATGTGTTCTCAACATATATCAAGTCTGTTGGCGGTAGAAATGTGAAACTATTTACATGGCAACGAAACGCATCGAATACAATGATCGATGTATTTTTTGCTGCTTTTGATTTAACCAATGGAACTGTTATTTCTGACCAGACTTCATCAGGTTTAGAGACTTCAATTAGTGATGAAGGTAATGACTGGTATCGAATAAGTATGAAGTTTACCACCTCTGCTAACGTAGACACAAGCGGATCATACTTAGGTGCCTTACGAATAAATGTTGCTCAAACCAATGGCAGTCATTCGGCATACGCAGGAGACACAACAAAAGGTATTATCCAGTGGGGAGCACAACTAAACACCGCCTCACTCAAAACCTTCCAAGCCACTACAGGCACAGCAAGAGACGGAAACGCAGGAATTGTCGTGCTATACAACCAGACAGGAGGGGAAGATGCTATTCAAGAAACTCCTGCTGAACAACCACTGCTTTATAAAGAAGGTTTGCTTGTAAGGTCTGGAAGTAGTCCTGCTTGGTACTACAGAGATAAGTCATCAGGAAACGATGATGTATTATCTATTCCTTCACTAGCAGGTATATCAAGGCTTGATGCGTTCTTTGTTCACGACAGCGGATCTGACACCACTTTTATGTATCCTACTGGAACTACTGGTAAGTGGGGTATGATAGCGACCCAATTTAATGCTACTACAAACTGGCAGAATTATAAAGCTGACGATAGTTCTTTGGTGTTTGTTAATGGAACTCAAGGCTCACCCACTGATAGAGGGGAGCTTTATAATTTACTTAACGGAAGAAAGCTAGTTCACCACCAAAACGGAGAAACAACGTCGTGGACGGCTTTTAATATGGCTGATTATAACCAATTTGGTTCCAATTCTCTTAACCCTGATGACTTCAAGTTTTCCGAATGGATCTTCTTTGACTCTAACCAGTCAGCCAATAGGACTTCCATTGAAAAAGACATAAATGACTTCCACAACATTTTCTAAAAAAGAATTATGACCAATCCATTTTATTTAATATACGACAGCGAAGCTCAAGCACTTCTTCGTAGCCAACAAGCAGGAGGTATGCGTGGACTTAGTTGGTCGCTGAACGGAACTGGAAGTCGATACTGGTTTTCTGTTCAAGTTGAAAGTAAAGAAGAGAACCCTAGAGCAGCACTCGTATTACCAACTACAACGGAAAATGAAATCAACGAGGAGACAGGCGAAGTCGTGAACAGTCGAGTTGTTCCCGTTGACATCGATATTTTGACGAGTGACGATCTTATCCAGATGGTTGAGCAGCTTCCAAGTGACTGGGTGTATCCTCCCGAACCCGAAGCCCTCGTACAACCTGATTAAAATTTTTTATGAATTACGAAAACCAAACAGCCGAGCAGCTATATACAAAGCTTGAAGGCAACAGACATAATTATTTAGACCGAGGAAGACAATCAGCTAAACTTACTTTACCTTACATTTTAACTGAAGAGGGTTTTGGTGCTACAAGTAGATTAAACACTCCCTTCCAAGGAATAGGAGCCAGAGGCGTTAACAACCTTGCTTCTAAGTTACTCCTTGCTTTACTTCCTCCTAACTCACCTTTCTTTCGTTTACAGGTAGACACACAAAAACTAAAGAACGAAGGAACACCCGATGAAGTTCTTAGTGAGATAGACTCTGCTTTGCGAAGTGTTGAGGACAATGTGATGAATGAACTAGCTAAGACTAGAATACGCATCGCAGTCCACGAAGCTCTTAAACAGCTTATCGTCACTGGAAACGCTTTACTATATATGCCAGAAGAAGGAGGCATGAGGGTCTTTCGTATAGACAGGTTTGTTATAGAACGTGACCCAATGGGAAATGTTTTATACATAGCTACAAAAGAAACTCTTAGTTATGCGTCGTTGGATGATGAGATAAAAGAAGTTATCCAACAACCTGCAAATTCATCAAAGGGAGTAAACGACACAGTAAATCTTTATACCGCTATTTGTAAGCATGGGGATAAGTGGCTTGTCAAGCAGGACATAAACGGAACACTGTTACCTAAAACTGGTGGGATGTTACCTCTTGACAAGTCACCTTACATTCCTCTTCGCTTCTCTAGGATTGATGGAGAAAGCTATGGCAGAGGTTATGTAGAAGAATATCTTGGTGACCTACAGTCACTTGAATCTCTTACAAAAGCTATTGTAGAAGGAAGTGCAGCAGCAGCCAAGGTATTGTTCTTGATAAACCCAAATGGAACAACAAGACCTAAGACTCTTAGTGAATCTCCAAATGGTGCAATAGTACAAGGTAATGCAGCGGATGTTTCAACGCTTCAGCTAAACAAGTTTAATGACTTTAGAGTCGCAGCAGAAACAATTAACCAAATCAAAGACAGACTTGGACAAAGCTTTCTTCTTACTAGTAGCTCTATTCGTAACGCAGAAAGAGTAACAGCAGAAGAAGTTCGCATGATATCTATGGAACTTGAGTCAGCCCTTGGTGGTTTGTATTCGCTTCTTAGTAACGAGCTTCAGTTACCTTTGGTAAACAGATTGATGTCTGTTATGCAAAAACAAAAGAGCATGCCTAAGTTACCAAAGGATCTTGTTAACCCTGTTATAGTTACTGGCATCGAGGCTCTCGGTAGAGGACATGATTTACAAAAACTTGATGCGTTTCTTGCAGGAGCAGCACAAGTAGTAGGCCCACAAGCAGTGTCTACTTATGTTAACATTGATGAATACTTTAAACGTAGAGCTACAAGTCTTGGTATTAAACTTCCTGGATTAATTAAAACTCAAGAAGAAATAATGCAGGAACAGCAACAAGCACAGTTGATGCAGATGGCAGAAAAACTTGGGCCATCAGGAATTAAAGCTGCATCCGATCAATCACTTGCTGAACAACAGCAACAGGAACAAACACCAGAATAAAAATACTAACCAACATTAATGGGAGATAAAAAACATGGCAGTAGAAAGAGTAGAAATAAACGAACCAGTCCAAGGAGAACAAATGACACTGGAGGAGCAGTTAGCGAAACAGGAAGCGGAAAACCCTCAACTAGCCGAGCAACCACAACAAGAGCCTTCTGGACAAGAAGAAGAAGCTCCTCAACAGGAACAAAGAAGTGATGAGCAGGAGCTAATTCTTGGTAAGTTTAAATCACAGGAAGATCTTATAAAGGCTTACTCCGAACTAGAAAAAGCACAAAGTTCAAGACAGGAGAAGCCAAGTAACGAGCAAGGAGAAGGAGAAGTAAGTGAAGCAAATGTTTCTTCGGCTATCCAAAACGCTAGTGATGCCTTCTACGAAAACGGAGAACTGTCAGAAGACAACTTTAGAGCACTTGAACAAAGTGGCATACCTAGGGAATTTGTTGAAGCCTATGTAAGAGGACAAAAAGCTACAATGGAAGCGGAAGCTGCATCGATAACAAACTCTATTGGTGGACAAGAAAATTATGATGCAATGGTACAATGGGCTTCGGCTAATTTACCAGAAGCAGAAGTAGATAGTTATGATGATATTGTTTCTACAGGCACTACTGAAGCTGCAAAGATGGCAGTTAAGGGCATGTACGCACGATATTT